ATGAGTGACGCGGCGCGTGCGGACGGCGAGCTTCCCGACGAAGAAATCGGACACGACGCAGGGGCGACAAACGCGCTGCCGGCGAAAGCGGAGGCGGAGCGCTCCACAACGCCCGAGCCCGCCAAACTCCGGCTTCTGCGCTTCGAACCTTCGCACGAAGGAAGCCCGCGCTACGAGGGCGACGCCGAGATTCCCTATTATTCGGCGCACGAGGGACGAAGCGAGCGTCCGGCCGCCAACCGAGCCCCGCGCGACTGGCGGCGTCTGCGCGCGGCGGCGAGCCTTGCGGCGGTGGTGGTGATCGGCGCGGCGGCGGCGGCGGCTCACGTTCACGGACTTCGCGTCGCCGAGGCCCAAGAGGCGCAGGCGCGCGCCCTGACGCATCGTCTCGATGCGATGGGCAAGCGGCTCGAAACTCTTGAAGCTACGCGCTCACGCGACGAATTGGCCAACCTCCGCAAGGTTCTGGCCGAGATCAAGGCGGGGGCCGCGAACACCCGCGACATGGGCGGCGCCGTCGCTCAGCTCGCCTCGCGCGTCGACAAGCTGGAGAAGGAACAGGTCGCTCGGCTTGACAAGCTCGGCGACCGCATCGACCATAATTCCGCCGCCCGTCTCGCCGATGTGACGTCGCGACTCGACAAGTTGGAGGCGAAAACCGCCTCGGCGGCGGTCGCGGCCAAGCCCTCGCCCAAGCTCAACGTCGCCAAGGCGGCGGCCCCCGGGGTATCCTACGAGCAGACGGGCGCGATCGACCGCCCGCCGCCGCGACTGCGCAATTTCTTCCTGGCCGAAATTCACAATGGTTACGCGATGATCGCGAGCCCCGCCGGAGAATTCGCCGTCGCGCCGGGCGACATCGTGCCCGGCGGCGGACGTGTGCTGCGCATCGAGCGCCGCGGGCGCGACTGGGTGGTGGTGACGACGCAGGGACAGATTGTCGCCGCGGACGATTGAGCGTATCAACTAACTGATATTAAAGACAGGTCTACGCTTTATCCGGATACGGAGGGGACAAATCCTTGCCGCGGCCCGCCGTCTGCGGCATAGTATGCGAGGATGGCGGCAATGGACGTTTCCCAACGCCCGCCCCTCACCCCTTACCCCGGAAAATTCGCCCATGGCGTCTGTCGAAAGGCCCGCGCGCAAACCCGCGCGCGCCAAACGTGGTCCCGCCGTGCTCGCCGCCCTGATCAATGGCGTGAGCCTCACGGACATTGCGGCCACCGAAAATATTCCCGCCAAGCGCGTCGAGAAGATGCTGCGCGATGAATTGCACAAGCGCTGGATCGCGCCCGCACAAGACTACGCGCGGCTGCAAATCGCACGGCTGGAGGCGATCGCGACCCAACTCAAGGAGAAATCGAAAAATGCCGACCTGCCGACCATCGACCGTTTGCTGAAGGTGCTGGACCGGCTCGACCGCTATCACGGCTTCAACAAGTTCGCCGCCCTCGCCGCTTCCTCCCGCGAGGACGTGCGCGAGAAACTGATCGTCAAGCTCGAACAGGGAGCGCGCCAGCCCGCGCGCGAGCAATGAAGCGCCCGCCTCGGCCGCTGAAGGCGCTGTTTGCGGAGCTGTTCACGCTGTCGGCGGCTCCACGCGAGAGGCGGCTCGCAAGGCTGACGGACGAAGAGGCCGCCGAGCTCTACTATGATTGGTCGCTATGGGCGCGGCCCGACCAGATCGCGCCCGAGGGCGACTGGGTCTATTGGTTGATCCTGGCGGGGCGCGGCGCCGGCAAGACCCGCACGGGCGCAGAGACAGTGCGAGCCTGGGTGCGCGACTACCCGATCGTCAACCTGATCGGCGCGACCCGGCAGGACGCGCGGGAGATCATGGTTATGGGCGAGTCCGGGTTGCTCGCGATTTGCCCGCCCCGAGAACGGCCGAGGTTCGCGCGCGGCGCCGATCGGCTCGAATGGCCGAATGGGGCGGTCAGCCAGATCTTTTCCGCCGAAGAGCCTGACCGGCTGCGCGGCAAACAGCACATGAAACTCTGGCTCGACGAGCTCGCCGCCTGGCGCGACCCGGACGCCTTCGATCAGGCGATGCTGGGCTTGCGGCTAGGCGACAAACCGCAGGCGATCGTCACCACGACCCCGCGACCAACCAAGCTCATCAGGCAACTCGTCGACAGCCCCGACGCGGTCGTCACCCGCGGTTCGACCTACGACAACGCGAGGTTCCTCGCCGACAATTTTCTGACCCGCATCGCCGCCCGTTTTGACGGACGCGCCATCGGGCGCCAGGAGCTCTACGGCGAAATCGTCGAGGAGGCACCGGGGGCCTTGTGGACCCGCGCGCTTATCGAGCGCCAGCGGCTGCCGAGGGAAGGTCCGCGCGCCGATTATGTGGAGATCGTCATCGCCGTCGACCCGCCTGCGCGCTCCGGATCCAAGGCCGATGAATGCGGCATCGTAGCCGTCGGGCGTACGGCGTGCGGGATCATCCACGTGCTCGCCGATCTCTCCAGCCAAGGCGAGACGCCGGGCGAATGGTCCGCGCGCGCCGTCAGCGCGTTCCGCCGTTTCGAGGCCAACCGCGTGGTGGCGGAGATCAACAATGGCGGCGAGATGGTTACACAGGTGCTGCGGCAGAACGACCCCAACCTGCCGGTGCGCACGGTGACGGCGACGCGCGGCAAGTTCCTGCGCGCCGAGCCCGTAGCGGCGGCCTACGAACGCGGCGCGGTTTTCCACCTCGGCGCCTTCGAGAAACTGGAGGATCAGCTCTGCACGCTGACCTCGGATTTCGACTCGCGCGCCGCCGGGTTCTCGCCCGACCGCGCCGACGCGCTGGTCTGGGCCATCGCCGATCTCATCGCGCCGAGAGGGGCGACGCCCAACGACATGCTCGACCTCTACGCCCGCGAACTGAAGGGCGAGTAGCCTAGCGCCGTGAAGTCGGCGCCGCGGCCGCGTGCAACGTCTGCCCGAGCTGGCGATGGAATTCAGCGGCGGTGAACTGAGCGTTGAACACTTCCGTCTTGTCGTCCTGCGGCTGCGGGCACTGCGCGTCGGGATGGACGACGCCTCGGGCGCGTAAGGACGCGGCGAATTCCGCCTCCAGCGTCTCGCGCTTGCGCGCGGCGGCGAAGACTTCGCTTATCCAAACGTCCTGGCCGGATTCGGCGATGCAAAACGTCCAGCGCGCCCCGGTGGGCGAAGCGGCGGCGATAATGAGCGCAAGCGCGAACCGCATGTCTGGAGCTCCCCGCCTGGGGATTAGCCATGTGCGCCGGAAGGAGCAAGGCGGCGCAAGGAACGAAAACAGAACAATTTCTTGACCGCTTACGCCGTTACGAATAGTATGCACTACATTGGAGATGATGCGGCCGGCGACGAAACCCGGTTCAGCGGCCTCTCCAATCCATCCTCCCCTCGATCCGACTGCGCGAGACCTCGGGCCTTGTTTCCTGAGGCTCGCGCTTTTTCGCCTGGAGCCGCCCGTGCCGACGTTCGATCTGTTCCTGCCCTTGACGAAAGTGGACGTTGACGAGCGCATGGTGCACGGCGTCGCCACCGCCGAGGCGCCCGACCGCGCCGGCGAGATCTGCGACTACGACACCACCAAGCCTTATTTCGAAGCCTGGTCGGCGGGCGCGCGCGAGGCCAGCGCCGGCAAGTCGCTGGGCGCTGTGCGCGCGATGCACAATCGCGTCGCGGCCGGCAAGCTGACCGACATTGCCTTCGACGACGAGGGCAAGCGCATCCTGGTCGCCGCCAAGATTGTCGACGACGACGAATGGCGGAAGGTTGTCGAGGGCGTCTACACCGGCTTCAGCCAGGGCGGTCGCTATGTGAAGCGCTGGAACGACCCGGAGACGGGCATGACCCGCTACACCGCCGATCCCAACGAAATTTCTTTGGTTGACGTGCCCTGCCTGCCCGGCGCGACCTTCGAGGTCGTCAAGGATGGCGTCGTCGAGACGCGCGCCTTCGCCGCGCCGACGGCCGCGACCAAACATGAAACGTCAGCGCCGGCCCCTTCGGCGCCGCCGCCGCCTCCCGAGGCGCCGCAGGGCCCCTCCTCCCAAGCGCTGGCGAAGGCCGCGCGCGCCGTGGCGAGGGCCGGCGCCCAAATGGGGTAGGCGATCGAGGAGAACTCGCGCCTACGCGCCGCTCTCGGCCTCGTGACGCCGGAGCTGGCGGCGTTGACGAAGCGCATCGCCGATCTCGAAGCGCAGCCGCAACCGTCGCGCGCGGCCCTTCGCGCGGCCGCGCGCGAATGGGACGGCGGCGCGACGTCTTTGGTTGGCGGCGTCGACGCGGCGATCAAGACGCTAAGCGACCTGCCGGAGAAAGAGCGCACGATGGCGCTGATGAAACTGAGCCTGTCGAACCCGGTGACGCCGGGGTTCTGAAGCTGGTTTTTGACGGCGCGGCGACGCCTCGGCGCAGGAGAAACTCATGCCAACAGGGGGCGTCGAAACGCCGATTCCCGCCAGCGTGTTCGCGCGCCTGAGCGCGGCGACGCGCTATGTCATCACCGGCGCCGGTCCGGAAAGCTGGTTCGGGCCGCAGCAGCCGCTGGTTCCGCAAGCGCCGCCGGAAGTGAAGGGCCGCCAGTGGGATTATCCCTTCGGCGTCAACCTCAACTATGTGCCGCGCTCCGACAACCTGTTGTCGTTCGGCGAGTTGCGCGCCCTCTCCGATGCGCTGCCGCTGCTGCGCACGGTGATCGAGACGCGCAAGGACCAGATCGCCGCGCTCAATTGGACGATCCGACCGCGCTTCTCTGGCGGCGACGCGGCGGGCCGCTGCGCGGCGCTGCGCGCCTTCCTCGCCACGCCGGACCGCCGGCATGATTTCGCGACCTGGCTGCGCATGCTGGTCGAGGACATGCTGGTCATCGACGCAGCGACGATCTATCCGCGCTACGCCCGCTCCGGCGCCGTCTATTCGCTCGACGTGATCGACGGCGCGACGATCAAGCCGCTGATCGGCGAGGACGGCCGCTCGCCGGCCTCGCCCGATCCCGCCTATCAGCAGGTGCTGCACGGCGTGCCGGCGGCGGATTTCGCTGACGACGAATTGCTCTATTTGCCGCGCAACCTGCGCTCGCATCGGCTCTATGGCTTCTCGCCGGTCGAGCAGATCGCGCTGACGATCAACATCGCGCTCAGGCGCGAGCAGGCGACGCTCGATTATTACAACACCGGCTCGATCCCGGATTCCTTCGCCACTTTGCCGAAGGATTGGACCGTCGATCAGATCCGGCAGTTCCAGGATTATTTCGACGCGCTGATGTCAGGCAATCTCGCGCGGCGGCGCATGGTGAAATTCATGCCGGCGGAGTTCAAGCTGACAGAGACGCGTCAGCCGCCGCTGAAGGACCTCTACGACGAATGGCTCGCGCGGGTGATCTGCTACGCCTTTTCCGTGCCGGCCTCGGCCTTCGTGACGCAAGTCAACCGCGCGACGTCGCAGACTTTGCGCACGCAAGCGGCGACGGAAGGTCTGGTCCCGCTGAAGGCGTGGGTGAAGACGGCGCTCGATCGGATGATCGCGCTTTGCTTCCGTGCGCCCGATTTGGAGTTCTGCTGGGTCGGCGACGACGCGATCGATCCGCTGGAGCAGGCGCAGACGATCGCGATCCTCGTCAACGCCGGGGTGAAGACGGTCGCCGAGGCGCGGGCGGAGTTGGGACTTGGGCAAGCGAGCGGGGTGGTGAAGGGCAATCCGTATCACGATGAGCGCGGGCAGTTCACCGACGCGGATCATGCCGTAGAGCCGGAGACGCATCAGCCGGTGAAGCCGAATCGTGGTGTACAAGTTGCTGAGAACGACCCGCGTCTTTCGCGTCCCGGAATGGCGACTGAGGTTACTTCGCGCCCGGCAGGAATTGAGACTCCACTCCATAGCCGCGGGGTCGAGGTCGTTGGCGGAAACCCTCGTCCGCCGTCGCTAGGCGTAGATAAGTACTCGGTCCGCCTGGGGGAGGAAGAAGATTATTGGGGAGGTCACGGCGTAAAGGATCACGTAGCGATCCCCGCAGATCAGCTAACATCAGAATTGTTGAAAACGGCGCAACCTTCACCTGATGGTGGCTTCGCGATCAAGCAGTCTGGGGAGGGCTCGTATAACTCGTTGTCAGACGCAAATGATCTGGTAAACAGACTTCTGGAACGTAATCAGGCGGCTTGCGATATGGTGGCGTCCGGACAATGGGATTCTGATTGGCTTAATGGGCGATTCGGCTATCCGACAGGTTACGAAGCTTACGTCACTACAAACGGGGACATTGAGATCAGATAGACGTACAACGCCGGCGTGAACATAGTCCACGATAGTCGCGTTCCGCGGGGGTATCGCGTTGATACGACATATCCGAACAACAAGAGCGACGCGAACGACTGACGATTTATCGAGGGGATTGTGATGCCTGAGTTCGCCTACCCCGACGGCGTGCCATTGGCGCTGCGCCGAATCCTTGGAAAATTTGTCTTTTTTCGTTGGCCGCCCTCGCTAGAAGAAATGGCGGCGCGTGCTTCAACGGCGGTGTTGCGGTTCAACCTACCCGCCTCAGAAGTAAGCGCTTGCGTCACGTATATTGACTCCGCGATGAGGAGCTTGAGTGATAGTGATCTTAACAAGTTCTGGAATTCGCTAGGCACTCAGATTCTTGTGGAGGATGGAAATGGTGGTCGACGCATCTTGCAGGCAATTAGAGATGGTATCGTTGAGGCAGAGGGCAAAAGGAATGACTCCGTCACGACCTGATCGGTAAGGATGGACGCGCGCCGGCCCCGTCTGATCCTGCTTTCCGGCAGGTGCTGCATGGCGTGCCGGCGGCCGACTTCGCCGCCGAGGAGTTGCGCTATCTGCCGCGCAATATGCGCTCGCATCGCCTCTATGGCTTCTCGCCAGTCGAGCAAATCGCGCTGACGATCAACATCGCGCTCAGGCGCGAGCAGGCGACGCTCGATTATTACAACACCGGCTCGATCCCGGATTCCTTCGCCACCCTGCCGAAGGATTGGACCGTCGATCAGATAAGACGGTTCCAGGATTATTTCGACGCGCTGATGAGCGGAACCCTTGCCTGCCGTCGCATGGTCAAGTTCATGCCGGCGGAGTTCAAGCTCACCGAGACGCACCAGCCGCCGCTGAAGGATCTCTGCGACGAATGGCTGGCGCGGGTGATCTGCTACGCCTTCTCCGTGCCGGCTTCGGCTTTCGTGACGCAGGTCAACCGCGCAACCTCGCAGACGCTGCGCACGCAGGCGGCCACCGAAGGTCTCGTGCCGCTGAAGGCTTGGGTAAAAGCGGCGCTCAATCGGATGATCGCGCTTTGTCTCAAACAACCGGACCTGGAGTTCTGCTGGGTCGGCGACGACGCGGTCGATCCGCTGGAGCAGGCGCAGACCATCGCCATCCTCGTCAACGCCGGGGTGAAGTCGATCGCCGAGGCGAGGGCGGAGCTGGGGCTCGGGCAGGCGAGCGGGGTCGTGTAGGGCAATCCGCATCACGATGAGATCAGGCAGTTCACGGACCCAGATCATGCGGTGGAGCCGGCGGCAGGCACCGAACGTGACACCAACGCGGGCCACGGACGCGCCAGAATAGTCACGGTAGGCGATAAGCCTGAAGAGGAGAATGAGAGAGAGCGCGAAAAACTTGCGGGACGCCCGATTTCCCCGAATCCTGACGAGAACACCGCGGCCCCTGTGAGGCTTTCTCTACCGGCACCGCTGCAAGATGCACCCGATTCGCAAGCAAACCCTCCAAACCAGACCACCACTGTAAATAGCGGCTTTGTCGCTGCAATCGAAAAAGTGTTTGCTGACGGGGGCGCGCCGTGGTCCGAAAAGCCATTGATGCCAGCGGCCGCAAATCCGAGCCGACTCTGATCATACAATCTTCTTTGCTCACCGATGCGGTGCCGCTGCTGCACACCGTCATCGAGACCCACAAAGACCAGATCGCGGCACTCAACTTGACGGTGCGTCCGCGTCCGACCGGCGCGCGCCCCGGCGTCGATTAGCGCAGCGCCGCGGTGCGCGACTTTCTCGCCTTTTCCCGGCCGCCGACACGATTTTGCGACATGGCTGCGCACGCTGGCCGAGGACATGCTGGTCATCGACGCGGCGCCATCTATCCGCGCTATGCGCGCTCCAGCACGGTTCATTCGTTGGACGTCATCGAGGAATCGACAATCAAGCCGCAGATCAGCGAAGACGGCCGCTCGCGTTTCTCACTCGAACCCGCCTGATTTTGCCCTTTCTACTATCCACCTCTGATTGAAATGCATTCTCGCTAGCCTCGGCCCGCGACCTCTATCCCCTAGCCGTTCCAAACCGCCGCGTCCTCTGACGCGTCGCTCTCTCATGACACAGGAACCCCGCATGTCCCTCGCCGCTACGACGCAAGAGACGCTTGACCTGATGAAAGCGTCGCTCGCCAAGAACGTCACGATCTCGACTGGCCTGACCGCCTATGATCTTCAGGCGCCGGCCAAGAACCTCTACCCCGTCATTACGCCGCTCCGCAATTCGCTGCCGCGCGTGCAACGCCAGTTCCCCGGTGACGCCGCCCGCTGGCGCACGATCTTCTCGATCACTGGCTCCGGCTTCGACGCCATGGGCTGGGTGCCGGAAGGCCAGCGCACCGCGAGCATGAGCTATACCGCGACGCCCATGGTCGCCCCCTATGTGACGCTCGGCGAGGAAGACACGGTGACCTTCGAAGCCGAGGCTGCCGCGCAGGGCTTCGAAGACGTCAACTCGACCGCGACGCTCCGGCTATTGCAAAAGACCATGCGCAAGGAGGAGACGGCGCTGCTCGGCGGCAACGTCTCCGTCGCGCTCGGCGCGCCCTCAGCCCCGGTGCTGTCCGCCGCCGGCTCCGGCGCCACGCTGCCGAGCGCCACCTATTCCGTCATCGTCGTTGCCCTGTCCTTCGAGGGCTATCGCAATTCCTCGGTCCCCGGCGGCGTCGCCACCTCCAAGACGATCACCGGCAATGATGGCAACACCTATGCGCTCAATGGCGGCTCCTCGATGCGCAGCGCCAACGCCACTCAAGCGGTGACGCTCGGCCAGACCTTGTCGGCCAGCGTTTCGTTGGTCAACGGCGCCGTCGCCTACGCCTGGTTCGTTGGCGCCGCAGGTTCGGAATCGCTACAGGCGATCACCTACCTCAACAGCGCCAATTTCAACGCGCCCTTGCTCACCGGCCAGCAGCTCGCCAGCACGATCACTGCCGACAACTCGCGCAATCCGAATCTCGCCTTCGACGGCCTGTTGAGCGTGGCGTTCAATCCCGCCAACAACGCCTATGTGCAGTCTCTGGCCACCGGCGCGGCGGGCACGGGTTCGTTCCTCACCTCCTCGGGGCGCGGCTCGGTGGTCGAGATCGACAATATGCTGATGGCGATGTGGAACAACTACCGCATCTCCCCCACCGTGCTCTATGTGAACACGCAGGAACAACGCAACATCACCGCCAAGTGTCTGACCAACGCTTCCGGACCGTTGCTGCGGTACAATGTCCAGGGCGACGGCGAGTCGAGCATGCCCTACGGCATCACCGCCAACGGAGTCGTGCGCTGGTATTACAATCCCTTCAGCGTCGACGGCGGCTTCGACATCCCGATCAAGGTTCATCCCGATCTGCCGCCGGGCACCATTCTGGCCTACTGCGAACGGTTGCCCGTCTGGTATCAGTCCAACCAGGTTCCCAATGTCGCTGAAGTGATGACCCGGCGCGACTATTACCGCGTCGACTGGCCACTGCGCACCCGCCGGCGCGAGTACGGCGTCTACACCGAAGAGGTTCTGGCGGTCTACGCGCCGTTCGGCATCGGCGTGCTGACCAACATCGGCAACGGCTGACCGCCCCGCCACAGCTCACAAAAGCGGAGCAAAGATGTCTGCTTACGACCTCACAACGGTCGCGAACGCCAAGGCTTGGCTGGGCTTGCCCAGCGAGCCGACGCCAAGCGACACGGCGCTCGCCGCACTCGTCACCGCCGCGAGCCGCGCGATCTACGCGGCCTTGAGCCGGACATCGCTGCTCCCGCACGACTACACGGACACGATCGACCTCGAGAGCGACCGCGTCTATCTCGCGAACTGGCCCGTGCAGCAGATAAGTTCGGTCATCCTCGACGGGCTCGTCGTGCCGCCG